GCATAAAATAAAGCGGTATCAAAGTTATCACCTAACCAACTATTAGTAGCAGTCACAATACTTTGAGGGTAATAATAGTAATGTAACTCAGCCGTATAGTTAGCATCAGGAGTTGGCCCTAGAAGCATAGTGGTGTCATCAAATATAGCATAATATTGAGGTAATGCATAAAATGGTGAGTCAGTATCAGGAAAAGATTCCCTTATAAAATTAACATCTTTGTTCAAAAGAAATGTGTGTTCGTTACTACTGTTAATCACAGAAATACTAAAGGTAGACAGCCAATCACTAGGTAATGAGAAAAACTTATTACCTGATGTCATGGTTCCTGTCACGTTTTTACGTAAGTCAGGTAGCTGCACCGTATTAAATATACGTTGCTCAGCGTTTTGTATAAAAGTGTTTACATCAGTAGTCGTATAATCGTTCTCTGTGTAAGACTTTATTGCTGCTACTAACTCAGTATAATTCATTAGGCCATTGGTCCTCTAGCTTTAGTACCTTTAGTAGCTGCTCCATTACCACGAGTAACTACACCTTCAGTCTTTACATTCTTTTCAGGATAGCCACCTGTGTTAGGTACAGGGGTATTCTCTGGTTGTTTATAGGTTGGTTTTACACCTTTTCTATCTTTGTTCATCATTTACTCCTAAGTTGTCGTTACGGTAACTGACCCAACTTGACCAGCTCCTTTTAAATCATCTTCTAATCCCTCTAATCCTAAAGGATTATTTAGCCCTACTGGATTAAAACCATACTGAAAATTTCTTTGTTTATCCAAATTTGTTTCAGGTCTTGGCTCTTGTACCGCTTGAGGGTCATCCACAGGATACAAACCTTGTCTATTTTGTGGGTGGTCAGGCTCATAGCACTCACTACACACTTTAATATTTGTGGCTGTATCTCTAATAAATATCTCTTTTAAATCTTTTAACTTCTTTACAAAACCACACCTGTCACATTCGGCAAGAGTATATTTTGCTGAAGCATACTTTCTACTCATCCTCTTTTCCTTGGTTTAGTGTGCACATAACCTTTCTTTTTCAAAGCTAGATGTTTAGCCATGGTAGGAGCTCTTACACCTTTACCTGTCTTTTTGTCATACATCATATGAGCTTTAAAAGCTTTTTTCTTCATATATCTCTCCTATATATGTTGTCTACGAGGTGCAATTCTGAAATCAGCTTTTTCCCTATCTTCGGTTGAAGCTAATGCCCACTGCTCCTCATACTCTTGTTTTAAAAACTGACTTCTATCAGCAGCTTGTGGTATCTTCAAACTTAAATAAAACGCAAGTCCTGCCACCATGCAAGGTAAAAATCTAAATGGTATGTCTTGTGTGTTCACACCGTTACCTGCATCTTCTATTCGGTTAAGTGCATAATATACAAATGTATAGTCATTGTCTTCTGGCACAGGCCATACATTTATAGTTGGTCTTGCTGCTTGTCTGTTAATCCACACTTGATTAGGTCTACCCTCAGTGTTCTTATTTGAGATAGTAGCGTAAGTAGAAGCAGATATTCTGCTGATATTGATATCTTGTTGATTAGTTCCTGTGCCTGTCCTGATGACTTGCTCAATCAAATCAATCGTATTTGTAGGTAAGTTATAGGTAATAGTTCCTTCAGTGAGAGATACACTACCTTCTTCAATCGTCCAAAGATTAACACCACGATTAGCCCACTCTGCAGTAAGTAAATTTAAACTTCTACGAGCTGTACGTAGGTCATATCCTGTACGTAACTCTGCACCACATCTTTCAAATGCCTCTTCAACAAGACTATTTAAATCTAAATCAAACGTTGTTGTTCCTGATGTAGCCACTATATTATCCTTCCTCTTGTTCTACCACGTTTAGCTATACCATCACCACGATGGGCTTTGACTTTTTTAACCCTACCACCTGCTTTCTTTTTAATTTTCTTTTTAATTTTCGGTTTAACTTTTTCTTGTAAAAATTTCTCTACTTGAAAAGCATCTGGAATAAGTCTAAAAAATTTAGGAAGTTTTGTTTCGGATTCTACTAATGAACCAGGACCAAATGCATCTCGTTGCATATCATAGCCTTTTTCTTTAAATTTCTTTAAAGCTTTCTTTTTATTTTCTTTCTCTTGACTTTTTAATGATGCCATTATGTTTTCCTTTTCTTCCTTCTAGCTGCTTGTACTCTACGTGGCTTACCAGCTGGTTGCCCAAGTCTTTTCTTTTGAGCAATACGTTTTCTTTTCTCTGACGCTGTCATTTCTCCTGATGTCTTAGGAGTTTTACTTGACACTCGTTTACTAGGTCTGCAATAAGGTGTACCACGTTTCTCACCTTTTTGACGACCACAGGCTTTGCCTGTTCTCACGTCTTTCCAGTCTTCCTTAAACCATCTCTTTAAAGCAAGACCTTTTTTAGTCTTACGGACAGCCACTACTTTTTCTTCCCACCTTTACCGTAGTTAGCAGCACCAACTTTACGGCATTTAGCTATGGCACCTGAAGCGTAAGCACTAGGAAAAACTCTATATCTAGCCTTAACTTTATGATAACACGCATCTTTAGGGCTACCACCTTTTTTAAGTTTTAGGGCAGCTAAAGTTTTTGCCTGTTTAGCATGAGACTTAGAAGCTTTCTTCAAGCCTTTAACGACTTTACCAACTGTTCTTTTAGCTTGTCCACCGTTCTTAAGAGCGATGGGTTTTTTCATAGCCTTGCCCATTCCACGACATTTCATCATAATTAACGACCTGCTCTTGTTTTACCTTTCATAGCGATACCATCACGAGGACACTTGCCAGCTTTACCACCATGCTTCATCTTCTTGATAGTCATACCGCCACCCATCATTTTCTTTTTAGCCATACCACCTTTCTTCATAAAGCCCATTTTGTTACGAACTTCTGTTGGTAATTTAGCTAGACCTGGATTTTTCTTTTTATCTACAGGTTTCATCTTACCACCCATAGCCATTTTTTTCTTAACAGAACCACCAGCTTTCTTTTCTCTTTTATCAGCTCGTTTTAGAAGCTTTTTACCATATTGATATTCTTTTAATTTTTTTGCTTGTTCTTTATCTTCTTCTGTTCCTCTCATAGTTGGTATAGTAGAAGACTTATAACTTTTTTTAGTTGCATCTACTCCTGCCTGTTTTGCATCAATGAGCTTTTGTATTTTCTTTTTCTGTGCATCTGTCACACCTTCCATATTAAGTGCGTATTTAAGACTCTTAATTTCATCTTTCATAATTCTACTAATAGGTACAACCTTCTTCTCACGTTTAACAAATGTGCCCATTGGTGTCTCTTCTTTTTTAATACCAACTGTTTTTACTTTTGCAGCAATTCCACCTACTGCCATCTTTTTCTTTTTGGTCATACCGCCACCGTACATCTTTTTCTTAGCCATACCACCATACATCATTTTCTTTTTCTTACCATGTTCCATATCTAATCTCCTTAGTTATTTACCGAGCCACCAAGTCACCAATGACCCAGCTATCACTCCAATTATTCCAAAAAACCACACAGCGACTGCTTTACCACCTCTAATCTCTGCGAGAGTCTCCTTAATATCATCAACAGACTTGTCCATTTTATCGACTTTGACAATGATATGGTCTATATCCTTCTTCATATGCTCTATCTCTGCCGAATGTACTGCTATTGTTTCTTGCACCTTATCTTCCATATTAACATTTCCATCTCTTACGAGCTTGGCGTAACCTTGAGTTTGGATTCTTAGCTGCCTTTGGAAACTTCTTCATCTGCCCTGCACTACGTGCACAAAATGATTTACGTCTCTTAGCAGCTTTAGAACCTTTTTTAACTTTTCCAGTTACGGCTGTTTGTAACTTACTGCCTGGGTTGGCTCTACGATAGGCTGCTACACCTTTCTTAGTCATCCCTGCTCCAGCTTTAGTCTTTCTAAAATTACCAGACTTGACTGAAGTTTTAATCCCCATTCCTTTCTTTCTGGTAGTTGCCATACGACTCCTACGCAAAATAAAAGTGCATCATGTCTACTGTTCCAATAGTATATTTAACTGACATACCACTGATAAACAAAATGCCATTTTCAGGAACGGTGTGGTCAATAGTTGTATTATCTGTACCTATTGTCCTTGCCTTAAATAAAGTACTGCCTGACTCTGGGGTGCCATCAATAAAATCAATGACTCCTGCAGAACCACCAGACACAATTTGATACCCTTTAAGTTTGACACGACCCGCAAATACAGCTTGTGCTGCACTGGCAGTAGAGCCCACTTTTAAGTTTGCTGCAAATTGTGCTGAGCTTGTCACGGAAGTAACTGTTTTAAAGTATTTAGTACCATTAACAGCTTCAGCTGAGCCTGTAGATGTAATCACCTCAGTTAAAGAATTATCGAATACATCAGTACCAACAATAGTATTAGTTTTACCATTGTCTCCTGTACCTGTTGTAGTGACACTTAAAATTCTAGCACCACCTGACGCAAAACTTGAGTTTGCAATAGTGGCTGAAGTATCAGGTCTTGCTGCGGTAACAATAAAGTCATCATCTGCTGCAACTTCATCGCTGATAAAAGTTACTTTAATATCTGAAAGCATATTCTTTCTCCGTTAGTTATTAAGCTTCGTAACCTTTCAACTCAATTAATAATTTACCCGCTGTATAATCTGCATCTGTAGTTGCACCAAGAGTTAAATATAAAAACTCATTAGCAGCAGGTACGGCTGTAAAGTAAACTTTAGTACCTAATGCTAAATCACCAGAGTTCACTAATAGTGTTTCTGTTAAGTCACTGATAGCTCCATCTTCAACTCCTGTACTTTCTGTAGCAGAATGCACGTTGATATCTGCGTCTCCGCCAGCAGGTGCTTCAAAGCACTCCATACTACCTGTTAAGATAGTACCATTTTCTGCAGCTGTGATTTGTCCGATGTGACACACGTTACTTGTGCCGTTAACACCAATAATATCACCTGATGCAGTTGACCTTAAACCTGTTAAGTCAATCAAGATTTGTGTAGTAATAACACCACCTGACCTAAATACAGAACTTCTGTAAATAGTTCCTGTACCACCTGTGATACCTGTACCAGCTTCTGTTGCTAATTTGTTAGCATCAAATGAAGCGATACCACTTGAGTTTATGCTTGATTGTGTTGTGATAGCTCCAGTCGTTGCGTTTTTGCTGATAGTAGTAAAACCACCTTCTGACCTGACTGGGCCTGTAAATGTTGAATTAGCCATTCTATATTCTCCATACAAAGTTAACGCTTATCTATCTTGTATGCGTCTGTCGGGGCAGTTAGATAAGCTTGTTTCCCGATATTTAAATTATACGCTTTTTATAGAGAAATAAAAGAAAAAAGAAGCTCCCTACGAGAGATAGTAGAGAGCTTCAAAGAATACTTAGAAACTATGAGAAAACTAAGTATTCAAAACACTTAGTGCATTAAGCACCTTGTGAACCCCACATTCCTAGTGGGTCTGAAAAACCGAATGAATATCTTTCACGGGCTTTGTATCTTACATTACCTGTGTCGAAATCACCGTCCATAGATGTAGTTAATGGTGTTCTTACAAAGTATTTCATACCATTTGGTACATCAGTTGTTAGGAAATACGCATCAGTATCTGTTAAATAATGATTAATTGTATATCCTTCTGGTATCGCACCGTTGTTTTTCAACGCGTTGATATCGTTATCAGCAGTACCGACTCTTTGTTCAGTATCTAATAAACGTGTCGCAACGAATTGTAAATCTGGTGGAATAACTAATTTACGTGGTTTAGCAGCAATTAATAATCCTCTTTCATCTGTCCATCCAGCTATTTGAATAACTGCATTTTCTAATGAAGATTCATTTAAGTCAGCAGCAACTGACTGTGAATTGTTGTTTGTACCACCTGACACTAATGGATGGTCTGTAGCAAATAACGCTTTGCCATCACCACCGTTTGCATCAGAGAAACCATTGTTTAATACGTTAGCAGCTTTTACTTGTTTAGTATTAGCCATTGAACGTGCTAAAGCTTTTGTGTATCTCGCAGATAAAGTATCGTAAAGGTTATCCTCTACAGCTTCTTCTGTTAGTGAGAAACCTAAAGCTATGGTTTCGTGATTATATCTAGCTGTGAATGCCTCTTGAGCATTGTCATAAGAGATAGCAGAACCCTCTTGTTTAACAGGGGCCTGACCAAAGCCAGATAGTTTTGTTTCTTCTTCGAAACTACGTTCTGATGTCTCAGTTTCGTAGATTTCTGCGTGCTCTTCGCCATAACGCTGGTATTCCATTCCGAATAAAGCATTAAGGCCAGGAAGCAACTCTTTTAATAATTGAGCTCTTGAAATTGCCATGATTTATTCTCCTTAAATACCTGTTTTATTTAGATAGCTATGGCTATCTGGGTTGAACTTAACTAACACATCAGTAAACGAATCACCTACTGAAGAACTTGGCGAATCAACAAAATCAACGATTCTGAATGCAAATCCTGAAGTAGTGTTAACAGTTGCATCTAACGCTGTAGTTGAATTACCTGTTGTGGTAGAACCAGTAGAAGAAGACTGAACCGCTGCTAAGTGAGCATTAGAACCTAACGCTGCTTGAGCAACTGAAGCATCTGCTTGAACTTGGAACACTACATCAGGGTCATCGACAACATACGCTTTCGCATCTGAAGCTACTGTTCCTGCTGGAAAGTGCTGTCTGAATGTTAACTGGTCTGTGTTAGGGTCTGTATATGTACATCCTACAAATACACCGACTGTTCCTGCTGGAAAACCAGTAGAGTTGTCGCCATTTGTAGTAACTATTTCAATAGTGCCTGCCGCTACAATAGAAACGATTGACCCATTGAAAATGTTTGTGTTATATCCAGACGCAATTTTAATTTGACGGGTTGAACCAGCATAAGGCTGACCACCTATCAAATTGACGGGTCTGAACCCGTAAGGTGCGGCTGTACTTGCCATAATAACATCTCCTTAAATTATCTTTTACCTCTAGTCACAGTAGATTTTTTATCAGAGAATAACGGCATTCTAGGGTCATTCTGTCTCATCAGGTTGTTATCTACAGCCTGTTCCTGAGCTCTGGCTTTTTCCTTGTAATATTCATTTCTCTGGTCTACCATTTCTTGTGGCATCTTACATAGTAACAAACCACCAACCTCAATACCGTCCTTGAATCTTGAGTTAGGGCTTGCTGGTAAATTTACTTCTGGGTGGTCTGAATGTTTCACAGGCTCCCAGCCTTCACGCATACGAGAGGATACATTCATGTTGTCAGCTTCATTAACTAATGAGGTTCTAATCCAACGATACGCCCATCCGTCTTCTTGATTGACTTCAGGTAATGTTGAACGAGGTTCCCACACTTTGTTTCGAACATCAGTTTCTTCACGTTTTACCGCTTCTCTACTTGTACGACTTTTAGCTTTATCCATTTGTATTCTCCGTTTTAATTAGTTCACGTGCATATTGCTCTGGTGTTAGCTTGAATTTCTTTGCTAAAGCTAACTGTGTTTTTGTCAATCTAACCTTTTTAGGGCCAGTTGACCTTGTTGCTGGAGCAACT